AAAAACAACGCTAATTTTTCAGTTACGTTATTAGGACATAATGTAACCTCTAATTGGTCTCTGACCATAGGCAGTCTTCCAGCTATTACTCCCGGTTCAAATTTTGCTGGAACTCTTCTTACCACTTGGATAGCTCAAAGTAATTTAAATAGTACAGTGACTGACTCTAGTTTAAATTCTTCTAATGTTACTGTTTTTAGTTGGAAACATACAAATAATTCAGGTGGAGGGTATATTACAACAATAACTCCTCTTCCTAACACAAGTGCTACAGTTAATATGACTATAACTTAAAAATGAACGAAGATATTATTAATGAACAATATGTAACTGAAAAACAGAAAATTGACCCTAATTTTCCTGACCCTTTTCATATAAACCCTAGTCGTGACATTACAACTTCTGAGGAAATTTAATGATAGAGTTTACTGTTGAATCAATAAATGGAGCAAATATAGATAATGAGTTTGAGTTTACTGTTTTAAATGCTAAAGCTGGACAAACTATTAGTCGAACTCATATTTCGGAGCAACCTAATTTTGACAAAATTGAATACTTAGAAGATTACAAAATAAATAAATCTTTAAACAATTATTTATTTATGAAAGGTAAAGTTAAAGTTTGTTATGAGTGGGATGAAACAAACAGTATTGAACAAAGAGATATAGATAAAATTCAAGAAATATATTCTGTTAATAATTTAGAAGATACACACGCTAACAAAACAATTACTGATAATTCATTTACCTATGAAATAGATCATGGCGGTTATGTAACAGAATGGAAAGAAAGGTCAACAAACTATGAACTATCTTCTCATAAATCATCAATAACTTCTTTACAAGATGATACGATTTTAATTTGTTGTTTACAAAGAAATTATGGCTATAAATTTTATAATGTGGATATACAGCCTAATGAGTCAATCGACACAAATAAAATAGGAGATACGACTTATTTGTTAGTTGGCGAAGATTGTGAAGTAACTGTACCTGCTACAAATAAAACACATACTTTTAATCAATACGATTGTAAAAAATTAACAAGCAATAATTGTAGTATAAAAAACATAAGTGACAATATTTGTCGTGTAGTAATGATATGCAAATAGTAAAAGGTATAAAGTTTTTAAAAGCTTATGCTTCGGGTAAAAGTTATATTAATGCAGATTTAAATTTAATTTTAACTATGGTTAATGACTTAGATAAAAATTGTGACAAAAAATTAAAAGAAAAATTTAATAAAAATAAATATTCTAAAACTTTTTATAAACAAGAAGATTTAAAAACAACAGTTTTAAAAAATAAATATAAGAAAGGTACGTTAGGACAAGAATTAAAAACTTTTTGGGAAAATAATACAGATGATTTATTTCAAAAAAACTTTGATATATCTCAAACCAAAGGTAAAAAAAATATAACTTTTATGAAAGGATTGCTAAACGAACATGATTTAATACATTGTGTAAATAAATTAGACTCAACTCCTTTAGCAGAAGTTTCTGTTTTAGCATTTGCTATTGCCAAAGGATTTCGTTGGAGTTTTTTTTATATTCTTTTAGCTAGTGTTTTTATGTCTTTTAAAAATACTTTTGGTAAAAAAAGTATAAAAGGTAGTTTATTTTTTAAAATTAAATATATGCCTTTTATAAGTGTTATTAGATTAATTAAAGAAGCTTATATAAATGGTAAAAAAACACCATGGTTTATGGAAGTTGATTGGCATAGTCATTTAAAGAAACCAATAGAAGAAGTTAGACAAGAATTAAATATAAAAGATTTTCCAGTTTGGGAAGATATAAAAAAAAAATGGAATGAAATTTTAACTAATAATAAGAGAGTAGATACTAAAATATAATTAGATTGAGGTATAGATGTTTGGTATTTTAGCTTTTGCTGAAGGAGCATTTGCAGAACTAACAGTTACAGGCAACGTAGAAATCTCAGCTACAGGAGTAAATGCAACTGGAGGCATAGGAGCAGTATCAGCTCAAGGCACGACTTTAATAATACCTTCTAGCGTTACAGGTACAACGAGTATAGGTGATGAAACAGTTGTTATAAATGTTGCAATAGCAACAACTGGTTTAACTAGCACTTCTGCATTAGGCGATGAAGTTATAGCAGCCAAAGCTTTAGTTGCAGTAACACAAACAGGTTTAGCATCAGCACTTGGTAATGAAATAGTTACAGGAGAAGCTGTCACAGGAGTTACCGCTACTGCATCTACTTCTACTTTAGGTGATGAAACTGTAACAGGTACAGCAAATATTGCAGTCACAGGAGTAGCAGGATCATCTGCATTAGGCGAAGAAGGCTTAATTACTGTAAATTTATTTCCAGTATCTGGTACAGAAGCAACAACTGCACTTGGTTCAGAAACAATTACAGGTACTGCTTTAGTTGTTGTTACAGGACAAGAATTAACAATTACATTAACAAGTCCTAATATTTGGGGTGAAGTTGATGATTCACAAACATCAGGCTTTACGCCTGTAACAGATTCACAAACAGCAAACTGGTCAGAAGTATCTGATACTCAATCACCAAATTGGGAAGAGGTTGCATAATAAGGAGTTTATATGGCAAGCACATATGATAACGATTTAAGATTAAATGAAATGGCTACCGGTGATGGTAGTGGAACTTGGGGAGATACTACAAACCTCAATTTGTCCATGATTGCAGAAGCATTTTCATATCAGACCGAAGCTACTTTTGGGTCTGATGCAGATGTTACTGCTACTATTGCAGATGGAGCAAGTGATAAATATAGAGCAATATATGTCAAAGTAACTTCTGCTGGCTCTTTGTCAGCTACAAGAACTTTAACCATAGCACCTACTTCAGTTTCTAAAATAATAGTAATAGAAAATGGAACTTCTGGATCACAGTCTATAAGTATAAAGCAAGGTTCAGGAGCAACAGTAACCATACCAAATGGCAAGACAAAAGTTTTAATGTTAGAAGGCACTGGTTCAGGTGCTGGAGTAATAGATGCTTTAGATAAACTAGCTTTATCTAGCAATGTCACAATAAATGATGAAACGCCTATTAGTGCTGGTAGCACAACAACTTTTACCAATAAAACTTTTGATGCAAACGGCACAGGTAATAGCATAACTAATATAGAAAATGCTGACATAAGTGCTTCGGCTGCAATTGCTTTTAGCAAAATGGAAAATCTTACTGCTAGTAAAGCTCTGCAATCAGATAGCAATGGCGATGTAAGTGCAAGTGGTGTAACTAATACTGAGTTGGGTTATGTATCTGGAGTAACTTCAGCAATACAAACTCAATTAAATACATTAACAACTGCAGTAAATACAAAAACTACAATAGCTGCAATTTATCCTGTAGGTTCTATTTATATTAATGCAGAAAACAGTACAAATCCTGCAACTTTATTAGGTTTTGGCACATGGACAGCTTTTGGAGCAGGTAGAGTTCCTGTTGGTATAGATTCTTCTGATACAGCTTTTGATACCGCAGAAGAGACAGGTGGATCAAAAACACACACATTGACAGAAAGTGAATTGCCTTCACACTCTCATAATATTGCTACAGAGTATTATCCACAAGTTGAATATTATGGTGGTGCAGAAGTAAATATACTAGCGTTTCGTAATAACACTTCACCAGATGGTGCAGATGCTACGACTGCCTCTGCTACTACAGGTAGTGGTACAGCACATAATATTTTACAACCATATATTGTTGTATATATGTGGAAAAGAACAGCGTAATGAGTAAAGAAGCTTTAAACAAAATAGAAACCCATGAAAAAGAATGTACTATTCGCTATCAAAATATTGAAAAGCGTTTAGATGAGGGTGCAAAAAGATTTACTAGAATAGAACTTTTAATAATTGGATTGTATGCAGGTATGGCTACTATCGAAATAGTTTCAAGTCTTTGAGGATTAAGTATGTATGAGTATGGTTGTGAAGTAGATAGAGTGGTTGATGGCGATACCATAGATGTTACGCTTGATTTAGGTTTCGACATTTTATTTAAAAGCAGGGTTAGGTTGTATGGTATTGATACTCCTGAATCTAGAACTAGAAATAAAGATGAAAAAGCCAGAGGCAAGTTAGCTACAAAATTTTTACAAGATGCTATAAATACTGCAGAACAAGTTGTTATCAGGACCGAACTAAAAGATTCAAGAGGTAAGTTTGGTCGTGTGCTTGGCACTGTAGTATGCGATGGCAAAGATATTAACCAAGCCATGGTAGATAATTTTATGGCAGCAAAATACTTTGGACAGAGTAAAGAAGCCATAGAGGCAGTACATATGGCAAATAGAACAAGACTAATAGAGTCAGGAGTTTTTGTTCCTATAACAAATGAGTGAGGCAGTACAATTAATAACAGAACTAGGATTTCCAATAGCTGCAGCTTTGGGTCTTGGTATATTTGTTTGGAAACTAATAAATAGAATTATAGATGGTATGGAATCTAAAATAGATGTAGTTGATGATAAAGTTAATGAACAACTAAAAGCTATGGAAGATAGATTACAAACTAAATTAGATGCACAACAAAGCATTTTAGTTGCTTTGATAGATAGAGTTAGAAGTGTAGATAATGAAATAATTAGGCAAGATACATTGTTAAAAACAATGTTAGGTGTGCCACAACTAGTTCAAAAGGATAAAATTGCAAAAGCAGAAAGAGATGACCAGAGAAAAGACTAAACATATTTTAGGAATGATTATGACTTATGGATTTCTTTTGTGTTTAGTAGTAATTTTTGCAGAAGGAATATTTGCTGATCAAATTACACATAAATTTAAGTCACCAAGTTTTAGTGGCAATGGCACATCAAGTCATTACTTGACTATAGAAAATCAAGAACATACTAGAAAAATGACTATTAAAGAAGAACTGCAAGCATTACAAGATGCAATAGAACGTGATGCTCAGAATACTACTTTGGCTAGATTTATTAGAAATTTAGAATCTAGAATATACGCACAACTTTCTAGGCAATTAGTAGATAATCTTTTCGGTGAAACACCTATGACCGAAGGTACATTTTATTTAGAAGGTAGCACTATTTCTTACACTAGTGACGGCACAACAATAACTTTAACTGTATTAGACCAAGATGGAACAACGACTACTATTACTATTCCTGTCGGCTCTTTTACTTTCTAGTTGTAGCTTGTATAGAAATGTAAAAATTTTTGAAGAGCAATACGATACAAACAACGATCAGTCTGCAAGTGTCATAGGTATATTTTCTGATGAGTTATTAAATGTACAAGCTCCAAAACAAAAACCTGTAATAGCAGTTTATCCTAATAGTTTTACTGATCAAACAGGACAAAGAAAAAGCAATAGTTCTTATGCTTTATTTTCTACAGCAGTAACTCAAGCACCACAGGCTTTACTTATTAGAGCTTTAAAACATACTGCTGGTGGTAAATTTTTTATAGTAGTCGAAAGAGTTGGTCTGGATAATCTTACTAAAGAGAGACAGCTAATACGTTCATCTAGAAATGAAGATGAAAAAAAATTAAAACCATTATTATTCGCAGGAATAATTATGGAAGGTGCGGTAATTTCTTATGACACTAACTTGCGTACAGGAGGTATGGGTGCTAGATATTTAGGACTAGGTTCTAGTGTAGAGTACCGAGAAGATATAGTTAGTGTAAGTTTGAGATTAGTTTCGGTGTTAACTGGTGAAATACTTGTAGAAGTTTTAACTGAAAAAACTATATTTAGTTATGGACAAACGCAAGATGCTTTTAAATTTATTGAACAAGGCACAGAACTTGTAGAAATAGAAGTAGGTAATTCAGTCAACGAAAGTCCAACAATTGCTTTGCAAAAAGCTATTGAAGGTGCAATTTTAGAAATAGTTAAAATAGGATATGAAAGGAGGTTTTGGTCTTATGAGTAACTTTTTAAAAATATGTGTTTTATTTTTTGCAATCGCAACATTTGCAGACAATGAAATATATATTGATCAGTCCGGTGCTACTGCTAATTTGGACATAGAGCAACAAGGTAGTAGCAATATAATAGGAGGATTAAATTCAGTAACTGGCACAATGACAGCATTGGATTTAGATGGTGCTTCTATGACATTAGACATAAATCAAATAGGTTCATCTAACAAATTTTTAGGTGATATTTTTGCAGATAGCTATACAGGATTTTTTAATTTTTCTGGAGACAGCAATGTTTTTACTATGCAAACTGATCCTAGTAATACTTTTGGAGCAGATAATTCTAATGTAAATGTACAAGTTACTGGTAACACTAATAACTTAACTCTGAATCAAGCAACTGCAGCTTTAGCTTCTGCTTTAGATTTAGATTGGATTATACAGGGTAGCGGAAATTCTTTGACTGCTGATATAGATATAGATGGTGCAACTAACTATATGAACATAGATGGTAATGACAACACTATTACTTACGATGGCGATGGTACAAATGCTAGTGCTAATGCTTACTTTCATTTAACACATACTGGAGGTTCAAGAAATATTGATGTCACACAGCAAAGCACACTTGCTAGAGATTGGTTACAAATTAATTCTACTGGTTCTAATGGTACTTTCTGTATCAACCAAAACGATCAAGGCACAACAACTTCCTGCCCTTGATATTGGAGATATATCAGAACTAAATGGCAATGCCGAAATAGTTAGAGACAAACCTTATATCGCAGAATTAGAGTTTGCCATTCAACAAAATGATCAAGCAGTTACCAAGAATGGCAGACTCGCAATAAAATTTTTAGATGATTCGCAGGTAAAACTTACTGAATATTCTGAGCTAGTAATAGACGAATATATTTTTAATCCTGATCCAAGTAAATCTAAAATGGCTCTAAAGTTTACATTAGGCACAGCAAGATTTATAACTGGTTCATTTAATAAAATAGATAAACAAAATATAAAGTTATCTACACCGACAGCAAACATAGCTATAAGAGGTACAGACTTTACAGCAACAGTTGATGAACTAGGTAGAAGTTTAATTATTTTATTACCAGATAGATTAGGTTTATCTAGTGGTGAAATAGAAGTGGTAACAGCTACTGGTAGCGTTTTGTTAAACAAACCTTTTGAATCAACTACTGTATCTGTATTTGAATCAGCACCAACTAAACCTTTAGTTTTAGATTTGACGCTAGATCAAATTGACAATATGTTAATTGTTACGCCACCAAAAAAAGATAAAGAGTTAGTAGAAACTGAAACAAAACAACAAGACTCTGTTTTAGATTTTAATGATTTAGATATTGATTATCTTGATGAAGATTTTTTAGATTCAGAAGAAGAATTAGAATTTACTGAATTAGATATAAATTTTTTAGACGTTAATTTTTTAGAAGACCTTTTGAATATAGTAGATGCTTTAGCAATTGCTGAAGAAGAAGATAGACTTAAAGAAGCTACAGGTATAGATATAGTAGGTACAGAATTAGGACAAGATAGAGATACACAAATTACTACATTAGTTACTGGGCAGTTCATAAGTTTTCGCAGAAATGTAAATCAAAATTTACGTTTAGATATTGATGGCAGTGATGCTTACACATTAATTTTTGAGCAAGATGGTGTCAATAAAGTAGTTAAAGTAAATGGAGGCAGTGACTCAACTATATTATTGAGTCAACAATAATGAAAAAATTAGTTTATCCATTACTTGTTATATTAGTTTTGCCTTTTTTCTTTGGATTATCTTTTGTAGAAACTCTTAAATTAAAAACCTTTGATGCTTTAGTAAAAGCACAAGAGCCTTCAGGTAACTTTGTTATCTTAAATATTACAGAACAAAATGTATCCGATAGAGGTGGCTTTCCTTTTCCAAGACAAGACTATGCAGATATACATGCAGATTTATTAAGGAAAGGTGCATTAGGTGTTGGTTGGGTTATCGCATTTAGTGAACACGATAGATTTGGTGGTGATGAAGCATTTGCTTCAGTGTTAAGTTTATCCCCCTCTATCCTTGCTATGTTTGAAAATAATAGTGGCAATTATCCAAAAACATCAGGCACAGTTTATTTAGGAAATGGAACACCTGCTAGCATAATGTCTAACGGAGTTGCAGAAAATATAGATATTTTAAAAAATTCTGCAGCACAAGGTATAGCAACTGCACCAGTAGATACAGATAATTTAGTTAGAAGAATACCTTTACTATTACAAACACCAGATGGATTTGTTAGTGCTTTTGGTACAGAAGTTTTAAAAACTTTAACAGGTGGCAAAACTTACATAATAAAATCTACAACAGCAGGTATAGAAGAAATTACTGTGCAAGGTATACCACCAGTAAAAACAGATACTTTGGGTAGAAAGTGGATAAGTTGGGTCGACACTCCAGAAACAGATTTAGATGACATGGAGGTGTTCGGTAAGTTTGTTTTTGTTGGAGTAACTGCTAATGGAGTTATGCCACAAATAGCTACACCGGTAGGATTATTAGAGCCACATAAAATACAAGCAGCACTCTCAGAATCTTTATTAATACAAGATAGTCCATACATTCCAGCTTGGAGTATGCTAGCAGAATTAAGTATTCTTATAGCCTCTGTATTATTAGTTTGGTTTATTTTGCAGTACGCTGGTATTTACCTAGGATTATTTTTGACTGGTAATATTTTCTTAGGTACTGCTATATCAGGGTTTTTCTTGATACAATCAGGTTTATTACTTGATGTTACTTGGACTTTAATATCTCAATTTGTAACTGGCTCGCTAGCTTTTTACACAAGATTTAGAGAACAATACAAATTAAGATTGCAAATTAAAAAACAATTTGAACATTATCTTGATCCTAGACAAGTCAAAAAATTACAAGACAATCCTGATTTGTTACAACTTGGTGGCGAAACTAAAACAGCTACGTTTCTTTTTACAGATGTTAGAGGTTTTACTGCGATGTCAGAAAAACTTAAACCTGAAGATGTTACTTACATAATGAACAAAGTATTAACTGCACAACAAAAAGCAGTGCAAAAATATGGCGGTATGGTTGATAAGTATATTGGTGATGCAATGATGGCTATATTCAATGCACCTTTAGATTTAGAAGATCATGCCAAAGCAGCAGTTGATTGTGCTGTAGAAATAATACAAAACATAAAAGAGTTAGCTTTAGAATTACAATTAGAAAGATTGCCAGAAATAGCAATAGGTATAGGTATTAATACTGGTCCTGCTGCGATTGGCAATATGGGTTCAGAAACTAGATTTGACTATACGGCTATAGGTGATGCTGTCAATGTAGCTGCTAGATTAGAAAGTGCTACTAAAGAAAGAAAAGTAGACTTGCTTATAAGCGAAACAACAGAAAGTTTATGCGGTTATAATCTTAAAGAATTAGAACCAGTTGCGGTTAAAGGTAAAGTATTTCCATTAAAAATTTATACATATGAGTAAAATATTATTAGGTGTAGTAGGCATATTATTTTTAGCTTGTAGTTTTTTGTACTGGCAAAATTCTAGACTAGCTCAAATAAATCAAGCTTTTGAACTAAGAGATAAAGAACAAAAAGCAGCAATAGAAAGCTTGCAAAATGATTTTAAATTACAAACTGAAGGGTTGTTAGAATTGCAATCTAAAACCCAACAGTACGAAGCAGAAATGCAACGCTACTTAGATGTTTTTAAAAGACACGATTTAAGTAAGCTAGCTTTTGCAAAACCCGGTTTGATAGAACCCAGAGTAAATAAAGGAACTAAAAATGTATTTGAAAGTATTGAAGAGATCAGTCGTAATATTGATGTCCTTGATGATGGTTTACAGTTGCAGTCTAATACCGACTAAACAAGTTGAAGTAATTACTAAACCATTAGAAAGAACTATTGTTCAACCAATTTTACCAAGAGAGATAGATTTAAAAGAACCTTATTGGTATGTGGTATCTAGTAAAAACTTAGAAGAGTTTTTAGCTACTATAGAAAAAGATCAAGGCAAAGTTGTTTTTTTAGCTATGTCTGTACCAGATTACGAATTGATGGCTTACAACACACAAGAGCTAAAGAGGTATATAAATGAACTTAAAGAAGTTGTGGTGTACTATCGTAAAGTTACCACTACTAAATCGGGAGAGTAATATGCACATATCACAGGAAGGCATAGCCTTAATTAAAAAATTTGAAGGCTGTGAATTAGAAGCTTATGTTTGTCCAGCAGGCAAATTAACAATAGGTTACGGCAGAATCAAAGATGTAAAAGAAGGCGATACTTGTACACAAGAACAAGCTGAAGCTTGGCTTGAAGAAGAATTAATAGAGTATGAGGATTATGTAAAAAAATTAGTTACAGTATCTTTAGA